TTCGAGACAATCGAGCCATAGCCGGACGAAGTTCGTCGTCAGACGTATTGGTTGACAACATAAGGGAGTCAATAAATTCGCCGTTGGCTTTAATTTGTGCGTCGGTCGCGGTTGTCGATTTGCCAAGCGCAATGGCAAGAAGGTTGGCTGCTGCCTGGTCTTCAATGGCTGCCTTTGCACAATCAAGAAGTCCAGCTGCTAATGCTGCGATAGCAATGCCAGCAGGGACGGCTGCTTTCTTGATTGCGAACTGTGCCTTTTCGCCGTTGGTTTCAAGGTTCTTGAATTCCTTGACTGCCTTATCAATTCCTGCGCCGTTGAACTCTGTGATGATGGGAATTGCGATTGTCATTTGAGTTCTCTTTCGACGCGGGCTTTGACTTCATTTGTGGCGCGTAGAAGTTCGCGTTCAATTTCTCGACGTTTGCGGAAGACGGCAGGCCCGAGGTTGCGCGTATGGTTTGGGCGAGGAATGTTGCCAAGACTGTCGGCAAGTCTGTTTGAAGTTTTGCGTCCTGCTGCTTCCCAAATTGCAGCGCCTGCATTCATCTGCGTTATGTAGATCAGAGATGTTGCTTCTCGAGATGCGTCAACCTTTAGCTTGACCCCTGAGATTGCTTTAGACACAGAGAACGGAAACTTCTTTGAACTGCCTTGACTCCAATTGCGAGCCATGCCGGAAAGAGGAATTTGGGTGTAGCCCTTTTGTACTTCCTGAATGGCAGGTGCAGCGATACGCGTTGCGTCGGCGGTGAACTGCTTACGAAGACCAGGCTCAATCTTGTTGAGCGAACGAATAGCGTCACGAACTCCGACGACTTCAAGTGAAGTGTTTGTTGTCATCGTCTGCTCCTTTGTGCTTTTTGTTGTTCGTTCAACACGTCAACAACCGTGAAGAGATCGTCTGTGTCGAAGGGGATGTCGGGTGTCCAGTATCCAGTCGCGACAAGTACCTCTGCTAGGGAGCGTCGGTAGCTGCCGCTTCTGTAAAACTTGGAGAATCCTCCGACAAGACGTCAATTGCTTTTGTGTTTTTGATGAATTGGTCAAAAGCAAGCGGAACCATGACTCCTGCCACCTTTGAACTTTCATAGGCAAAGAACGCAAGGTCTTCTGCGCCAATGCCGTTTGCAAGGCTTGATGCTTGCCGTTTGAATTTGCGTTCCCATGCCACGACAACGAATAGATTCGTTTCGCATTCATAAGGGTCGCCTTCAATCGGTGTTACTTGTAGTCGGATTTTCATTTGTTTCCCTCTTCTATTTTTTAGACGATGTCTCGAACCCAGGTGCCGTTTGAGAAACTTACCGAGGCTACGGCAAGGGTGCCGATAGAACTCATAATGACCGGAGCGGCGTCCAACGTGCACGTCGATATGACGAACTCTGGATTGCTCGCAGACTCTGTGGTGCCTGATGGCGACACGGTGATTGTGCATGAACCCGCTGAAACGATTGCGCTGAGAAGGGTTTCAACCTCACCGACGCCGTATGAAAGATACAGGTCAAGGTTGACCGCAACGCTCTGGAGGCCTTTTGTTGCCTGTCGGCCAGTATCAGCCAGCGAAGTTGACTCGAGAAGTTCGAAGCCCAACATCACTTCACATTTAGAAAGTTGATCGCTGACGTCAATTGCTGATCCGCCAGTTGGGGTGATTGAGCAGGTTGCACCTGACAGGAATGTTGTTGTTGCCATTGGTGGCTCCTTAGTTTCTCTTCACGGCGATTGCCACCGTGAGGTCGTATGTGGGTATGTCTTGCCCGCCGTAGACCGCGTTGCCTGGACGGGCGTCGATGACTGCGATGGACGAGTTCATTATTGTGTCAACTGTTGACATGAGATAGTCGCCAGAGTCTTGATTGCCTGGAGGAGCTGCCAAGACTCGGACGGGAATCCGAAAGTCGCCGATGTTGTATGTGAAGGATGTCATGACGGGGAGTTCGATCATGACGGACATTGGGCGCGCGTTTCGGGGATCTGTGACGGGTTTGAGACCGAGAGCGGTGAGAGCGGTTTTGATGGCGTTGACTGCGTCGACGAGGATTCCTGTTGCAGCCATTATGCGACCTGTGGTCTTCCGCAGCCGATGAGAGCCATGATGCGTCCCATTGTTGACGGAATGGGGATTGAAGACATTGAATCGAAACTTGCAAAGGAATCTGCCGATCCTCTTTCGCGATACAGGGTTGAGGCATAAAGAATCCCGCCCAATTTCACGGCAGCGTCTGGAACAACGCTCTGCGAATCGGTGTAACCCGCCTCGCGACGCTTCCTAAATATGTAACTATTCGCAGCTGCTACGCAAGTAGTAATAAATGCGGTGTCGTTGGCGGTTGCAACGTCAATGCCCAAGAACTCGAGAACCATTGCGTTTGTGATCCAACTGATGCTCGGAGTGAAGGTGACTGTTCCGGTGGCAGTGTCTCGAGGGAAGTCCGTCCCTGCGTTGACATAAAGGAACTGATAAAGACGAATTACATCGGAGTCAAAGAGAAGGTCGCCCTCATCTGAGACACCAATGAACTCAAAATCTTGTGTTGAAACAATGGTTGCGGTAGCAGAGAATCCGTGGCTTGCGCCTGCGATTACCACGGAATCTCCGACTTGGATACCAGTCTCAACGAAAGTCTGGAGAACGGCGTACCCATCGAGGCGCGTATGAAACGCGAGATCGTAAGTAGCCATTGTTCTGCCAGTCTTCTTCTAGTTGTGGATCAGGTGAGGTTGAAACGGCGAAGGCCGCCAGCGATCGTAACGATCGGGCAGAAGTAGCCGTAAATCATTGCCTCAATTTCGCCTGATGCCGGAACATTCACTGAAAGTTGAAGTTGCGAAGATTCGAAAATTTCAATTGCTGAAGGCACGATAAGGAACGCTGATTCGTCGATGCTGGTTGACACCATGTTTGAAGAGACGTACAACGGAACGCCGAGAACATTGCCGAACAAGGTTGTTGCTTCTGCTGATCCTGCGGAGTTCTGTGGCTGTCCTGCGTTGAACAATGGACGGTTGCTTCCGTCAACTGCGTTCTGCATGAGTGACCATTGGCTGACACCAGCGGTGTATGCCGAAACAACGTCGCCAGTTGCAAGATATGCAGCTGCTGATTCTGTTGAAACGAATGACTGGATACCGGCTGCGGATGCTGCGGTTGCGGTTGCCTGTGTACCACCAGCGGTGATTGCAGCAATGGTTGCAACTTCTGTGGCCTTGCGGTACGAGCGTGTCATGTTGTCGAGCATGATCTGCGCGAAAGATGGATCTGAACGCTCTTGGAGTTCAACTGACCAACGCTGAAGACCAGCAAGTTTTACAACTGTTCCGTTGACATACGCAGAAACGATGCCTGTTTCGGATGGTGCTCCACCTTCTGAGGTCGTCGCGACCGTACCATTGGTTGTGATTTTTGGAATGGAAATCGTCATGCCCGCCGCAGGGATGGCACGAGTACCACCGCAAGCGTCAATGACTGGACGTGATCCGATATTGACCTGGACAACATTGCGGTCGTAAGCAACTGGCGAGAAGGCAGGGTTTGTCGTGAACGAATCGTCCGCTGCCTGAATGAACTTTGCTTTTGCTTCGTCGGCTGCTGCAACATAAAGACGTGAGTCGCTGTTTGGGTTCAATGCTGCCTGAACGCTGTGATGCAAATAGTCGGCATTGGTTTTGATTGGTGAACGGGGGGCTGAGTAGAAAAGGGCTGTTGGCACTGATGCAGTGGCTTCAACTGTTTCTGGGGTTTGTTCTGACATTGTTTCCTCCTGGAGACTTGTGTCGGGTTGGGGTTCGGTTGCTTCTTCTTCGACCTCTGGGTCGGGTTCTGAAGCAGCGATGGAATCGATTTGTGCGCCAGGGAAAGCCCCGTTTTGCACAACCGAAAGTTCTAATAGATCAGCAGACGAGACAACCATGACGCCATTTTTGTCGTACTTGAATTTGCGTGGAACGGCTCCTACTGAGACTGAGTCATACGCCGAAAGTTGCACCAATTCCACAACGGTATTTGCTTGTTCGCTGTTGGCAAATGTTGCGAGGAAGCCGAGACCGTTGTCGAGGTCTGCAAGTTCGCTGACAATTCCTATTGGTCGTCCTTCGTGATTTTCTAGAAGTCGTGCAGGTCGGGCATCTAATTTGAATGCTCCGCGCTTAAACATAACTTTCTCGCCACCTGAAACCGTTGCGACAACATCCCAGGGGACAGCAATGCCAGTAATTGTGCGGGGTGTATCTTCTCCAGCTGCTGCGTCAAGAGTGATTGGTACGGCGGTGAACTTGATCATGAAGGAATCTCCTCGAGGTCGGGAACTTGTGGTTCTACTAAGGCGTCGTGCATTTCGCCGACTGCTAGAAGGTCGTCTGTGTCAAACGAAACAAAGCGTCCGCGACTTGTCACGTCGTTCATGCTGAGACGTGAAGTGATGGCTGTACTCAGCATTTGGCACCCGAAGAGCCACAAATCCTGGCGAGCCTGAGAAGCGTTCTGATATGTCATTGACGCGCCTGGCGTAGGTGCCGAAACAAGGTATGCGGGGACAGAGCAAATTCTGCTGAGGTCAAGTGCTTGATATTCGCGTTGCGCTGCGTTAATTGCTAACGGGTCGCGGTCAAACTCAACAAAGTTGACGTAGTTATTTAACGCGCCAATGACATTGCCTTCGCGACGAGCCTGCGCCCATTGCGCAGCAAGGTCTCCAAGTTCTTCGCCCGACATTGTCTCGCCTGCCGAGGTCTGCTGAAGATAGCCAGGGACGGTTTCAATTGTTGCTGCACGATCTGCGTACTGATCAAGGTGAGTTGCGATGCTGACTGCGCGTCGACCTGAATACATGAGACCCGTTGTCGGCGCAAGAAAGGTGATTACTTCGTTCGGGTCAAGTTCAACGCCGTTAAATTGAATCGCGTCTGGCATTGAGTAGAACTGCGGACCGGACTGATTGGGAGTATTAACTTGCGAGGACGGGAGCCATTGGAAACTCATTGGTCGTCCATCGGTTGCATTGCGAGAAGTGACTGCCCAGAATGCGCGACCCGTCATCCAGAGATCCGTCACCGTGTTAGCAAGTATGAACTGGCGCGGAAGTTTTGGGTCAGGGTTTTCCATCCAGGACTCATTAGGCACATGAATTTCTTCGTACTCGGTGCCGTTCCATTGCTTGACATATTGACGGAACTCAAGACCTGAGATGGTCGAGGCGAGAAGGTCTCTCGCCCGCGACACTGTCGGGAGACTAAGGGCGGTCTCTTCGAATGTTCCGCTCATGAACCCATACATCGGAAGGGCACCTGATCTGCCAGTTCCGGCAGCGGCTTTAATTGGCGAAGATGCGAACTCAGCGGTTTTTATTTTTCGGGTGAAGAACGCCACGACTGGAGTCTCCCACAAACTTGTTGCAAATGCAACTACCTTCCGAATGCCATTGCTGCGCGTCCAGTATTTGACGGGCGGGAAACAAGAGCTGCTGCGACGACGAGGAGTCGCGCTGCCTCGATGGGGCCAGGGGAGCGTTGACTACTGATCACAACTTGACCGTTTGCGCGGGCAAGGACGGCGCGGTTGACATGGGTCGCCAGGAGTTCTTCGCCTCGGTGATAGATGCGTTTCTCGAGGATGAGCGAGCGCGTCAGACCCGTGAACTTGAGTACTTCGGCGTAGCCGAAAATTTGACGTCGCCGTTCTAACTTCTCTGGCGTATGAAGGTCGAGTGCCGGAGTAATTGCCAAACGCAACTTCGGGTCTGCCTCCATTGCCTCGTTAATCTTTATCCACATTTCTTTGAGGGACTCTGTGGAAAACTGGACAGTCGCAATAATGTTGCCCTCTTCGGTAAGTCCGCACCTGATGCCCACATACTTTTCGCCCCCCGTACTCGAGTCGACGCAAAGGACGCCTCCAGCGGGACAGTCTGATTCGGTGAACAATTTGTCCCAGACTCCAGGCTGAATCCAAGCGTCCGCACTTGAGACCCATAAATTTAGATGAGCCCTTAGCCATGCAGCACGGTCTGGAGTTTCCGCAGCTGCTTGAAGAGCCTCGAGAGTGATGGTCTGTCCCAATGCGGGATTACTGTAACCCCAATTTATTTCATCATTTGGATCAGCCCCGCTCGGGAGGCTCCATTCTGCTAAGTACAGACGAGTCTGTTTTTGCTGATCTATTGCGCCAATGGCTGCCTCACGGAGACGTTGCATTGTCTTTGAAGACTCATCACCTGAAGTTGACCAAGAGGATAGAAGCGGAGACCTGACTGCAATCTGACTTGGTTTGCAGGAATCAAAGTAGACCTCCTCTGACACGTTCCAGATTTCGTCCAGGCAAATAAGTGAGTATGTCCCGCCGTGAAGATTGGGCGTTGCAGCGCGGACTTCCCATGTTGATCCGTTTGGCATGTCGACTTTGTTTCGTCCGTAACTCCATGTGACATGACCGTCAAATTGCGCTTCGAGTACTGGAGCAAGTTCACGGAAGATTGCGACGGCGCGATCAAGTTTGTTGGCAAGGGAAAGAACGTGGACAGGCTCGCCCCTGATGACAGACCATTCCGTCAAGGCCCAACCAATAAGAGCTGTGAGAGCAATTGACTTTCCGTTTTGACGCGCAGTCGAGACAAGAGATTCACGAAAGACAAGGTCGCCGTTTTCATCATGGGTTAGTTGACCGGACAATGCAATCCTTTGCCAGTCGAATAGTTTGCGACCAAGGACTCTTTCCGACCAGGCTGCAACATCGTCGCCGTAAGAACCACTTCCCTGTTTCACCGATTCCAATCTGGGCTGAACCATTCCAATCCCGAGCGTTAACTCCGCAGACGCAGGACATCGAACTGATTCGGTTTGAATC